CTACAATAAGCACCTTCAGCATATTTGGCTGCACAAGCAGCTGGCCCTAGTAATGGTGTATTACAAGTACTGCAATTTGTATTCATTTCTCTATCTCCCATTTTGGTTTAAAGTTTCTATATAATGCTTTAGTATCTAAAATATGTTTGCCAGTCTTAATGAATAGCAAAGATTTTTCAGATAGCATACTTGGCTCATGCTTTAGCAAGAAGTTAACCCAAGGCTGCACTGTTGTGTTATGCGTCTTAGCCATAAATTTAGCTATTTGATAATCGTTTAAGTATCTAGTTAACCCATAATAAATCTCCTCATACATTTTAAGAAAGTAATATTGCCTCTTAGCATTAAAGTCCTTCATTCCGATTGTTATATTATTAGCATCAACCCAAACATCTTTACCATCTTTGCGAAAGATAGGAAATTCTGGATTAGATGTCTTATACATATAAACATTATCTGCATTTAAGCTATTCTCTAAGCAAAAAGCCTCAACTGTAAGCCACCTAGAGTTATTAATATCTTTAGGTATATCAAACACTTTCACTTTATGCTTAGACATTTGTGGCAATATTATAAGATATTGGATGAGGTCTAGTATGGTGATATAAACTTACACACAATAGAGATATGGTTATAATAAATAACACTATAATTACTTTATCTAAGCGAGTCATCACTTCTCCTTTTCTTGCATAATAAATTCACACGCATCGAAAGTATTGAACGGTGAAAACTCATCTAAAGAACAAACTTCCATTACCTTACAGGCTTTATGATAAATGCTTACACATTTTTACCTATAAAGATATTGTATCCTGTTCTTACGCTCCATTCTCTAAGGTTGAAGCTCATCTCAAAGATATTGATAGGCTTTTCACCTTGGTCGGTATCTAGGATAATTGTTTCGCCTTTTACTTCATAGCCTAATGTTTTGAATTCATAGGCTTGGTTGAGTAGAGCTATTGATGGATACATTAGCTTTTTACTTCTTGGATTGTGACTTTGAATTTATTAGTTGGTTCTTTGTAGCAAATAACATCAAATAATATCTCACTTGCTTTTTCATAACATTCACCACTTCTACCACTAAATTCTGCCACTACATTACTCTTATAGCTTTGTAATTCTTCCAAAATAGGCTCTAAGTCATCAAATATCTTATTGACCTGTTGATTAGCTCTCGTTAAAGCCTTATAGTCGTAGCAGCCACTTGGTCTTAATATGTAATCATCTCTATTCATCTTTAATGCTCCTTTAATTTAATGGTGTATACGCTTTTAAAGCTTTCAAAGCACCTTGAAGTTCTGCTATCTCAATATCTTTTTTAAGCATAGCTTCGTTGTGTCTTTCATTGGCAATCTGTTGATGTTCTTTTATTGTTCCCCATATAGCTAAGCCTACTTCCCTTTCACTTCTGTTTAGTCTATTTAGTTCTACTTTGTAATCCGCTTCGTTTTGTTCTACATTAAATACAGTGTATTTCATCTCTTATCCTTTCATCTCTACTGCGTATAAAGGTATATAAGGGTTATTTTCGTAAAAGCCCTCTCCGTATTGTTGATTTAGCCATTGCTTTAGGTTGTTTTTATAATCAGAGCTTCCAACTTTTCCATCGAATGTATAAGCATAATCTTGTGCAGGTGGAGGTGGGTATTCTCCCCCGTTACTGCTCCATGTTGTAAACTCTGCATATTGACCTAACTTTTTACAGTCTTCTTTGGTTATCTCATCTACTCTCTTTAGTTGTATACCTACAACTTTACCTTTGAGTCTGCTTTGTACTTCGGTCATTTCTGAGGCAGGTATCCAGTTTAGCCTATTGTAATGAACGTCAAGATACTCTTTAGGAATTAATTTTGCCTCTGATTTCGTGTAGATGCGCTCTTTTATCGAAAGCCACTCCTCTGCTACCCAAAACTCATCATCTACTTGTAGAGGTAGGAAGTTTTCAATAAATACGCTAGGACTAGTTATTGTTGGAGTATGGTTAATAGAATAATATAAATCTAATCCATCATTCAATATGTCTGTGATTTCTATGTCTTCATCAATAGGAAATAAAAACATACTTGCACCTTTAAGCAATGCTTCTATGGTTTGTTGTGGTAGTTGTATTTGTTTCATCTATTCTTCTCCTGTAGTATATATGCCTGTGACTTTAACACTAAAACCAGCCCATTCAATAAGTTTAAATGAAGCACCTGTTATCGGACTAAACATTACTGCACTAGCATGTTTCAGTATTGCTATTAAATCTTCTTTTGATTCTAAAAACTCACCCTTATGCTTAATCTCATCACCACCATTACCATCTTCACTAAGAGATGCAAAGATAGGCATACCCTCTGAGTCGTTCATATTTGAGTTTGTGAAGTAGATAGCTAAGGTTGATTTGTTTACCTTAATACCCTCTCCCCCGAACTCATTGAAAATAGTCGCATATCCATTGTATGCTGAATACTGCCCTATTGCATACCATATTCCATTAATGTTTTTTAATACATCATCTTCATGATGGTAGTCTTGTTCTTCTGTCTCGGCTCTGTAAATTGTTTCTACCATCTCACACCTCACTATCAATTTTATAGTTAGGCTCAAAGCCATGTCCTAGTAAGTTTACCCCAAAAGGTTGAACTGTTGTCATGACTTTATTTACAATTTCATAGCCGTACCATCTCTCTACTCTATCAATCACCCACATATCAACATAAAATCTACCAAACATTTTACACCTCACTATCTAATCTATTTCAATAGGCTCAACAGCTATTTGGCCTATTTTAGCTTCCCAGCCCTCTGGCAACTCCTTAAGTATCCATTCAGTCTTGCGGCTTCCTGTACGTACTCCACTATCATAATCTACTAAAGCATACTTAACATGCTTAATAAGCTGTAGCTTCTTCTTAATAACCTTGAGGTCTATATGGTTATCGTCAAATAGCCCAGGGATTGAGGCAGAGTCAGGTCGGCTATTCATAATCCTAATAGTAAATGTTTCTTTTCGCGGTGGTTTGTAGATACATTCTCTAATAGCTTCCTCTGTGAACCCGCTATCTATTAAGATATTTACAAAGTCTCCGAAGTTATTAGAGTCTATTGTTTTAACTAATTTGTCTTCACTACTTAGAGCATTCTCTTGGAATAGTGCATATGTCTCATCTTTCCACTCATGATTAGTTACATAGTTATCACCTTTGAGCGATTGAGTTTCAGTTGATAGGTAATATGCAAAGTCTTTCGTCTCAGCCTTAATACGCTTTTGAATCTCGGTATTTGACAACCCTAATGCTTTTGATACAGGTGTAAGACTTCTGAAAACTACCATACGTCTATCAGCAGCTTCTGTTGTTAGCTGAGTAGCTTCGTTAGTAGTTAAGAAGAACGTAATCTCTTGTGGATTAATCGAATTATCTAATGATGAGTGCATAGCTCTCACACCATTAATAGTCTGATTACCTGTAACTTCATTTATGGCTTTTATCATCTTAATGCGGTCTGATGTAACCATATGATGTATCTCATCCATTAGCACGATATCAGTATTCAGCTGCCAGTCGTTGTATTTATCAGTTAATACCTCAAGACTCAGCTTGCTATGCCGTTTATGGGTCAGTGGAGCTAGCACACCATTAACAACAGCACTCTTAAAACTATGCGGCACACCAAATAGTACAAAAAAGAGCGGCGAATGGTCTCTAGTCATTAGCTTACGCCTTAAAAAAGGTAGGAAGTGAGTATATAGCTTATCACCGATTGATGACTCTAATGCTGCTAACGTAGTCTCAGGATACTTGTACTCCGAGGCATAATCATGAGGCTGGTAGAAGATGGTCTGCTCTGGCGTCCACTCATAGATATTGAACGCTGACTCACCTCTAGCTCCTTTATAGCTATCTATATAGCCGAAGGGTGCATCTGGCCTATCAACAAGGTTAACATCTTTAATCTTAGTAATGAGCTTGTTTTTATCTATACGTACTGCCGCTGAGGACTTGATATAATCTACTACACTTGCAGCATTCTTATACATCTTGATACTGCCAGAGATATGGTTGTGTAATAAGTAGTTGTTTTGGCCATTGGCAGCATACTGGAAGACTTCGATAGTTTCATGCTTATAGCTCTGGAAGATGAAGGAAGAGATATTCCAGTCCTTGTTATATTGCCATACTTGAACACCCTCGATAGAGCTTTGCCCACTTATGATATAGTCAATGATTGCTTGCACTTCCTTCCTGTTCTTAGGCTCACTAAATAAACTATTTATATAATGTATAGCTTTGGTGAACTGGTCTTCATCTACTGAAATGTCACGCCCTAAGATAGTTGCAATACTCACAAGGTATGCCTGAGCGCTCTCCCCAGCTGGAAGGTTATTAGGATGCCAGGGAAACGTCTCAACCATGTTATTGCTTAGCACTGCTTTATAGGCTTTTGTAGTAACTATGGTTAGCAACTTCTCAAATGGGTCTGTAACTTTACCATTGTTAGTGCCTGCCACTGAAGTCAATGCACTCTCTACTATATAACCTATCTTGCTATTGAGGAGTAATGTTGGTGAGCTATCAATTTTTGACACTTCCTTAACACTATGTGACATGTAATAGTTTATGATAAAGAGCTGCATCATCAATGGCATCGGAGTTAGCTCTGTCATATCCTTAACATCTGTAAGCATAGTTTTAGTTGTGTTACCCTCTGTTGTGAGGAGAACTACTGTTTCACCCATGAGTGTATCTAGCTCCGCTAGCTTCTTACCGTTCGGAGCAGCGATATATTCTGTGAGCTTATTCCCTGCTGGTAAACTATATAGCATATGCCCACCCGGCTTCCCTATCGACATAGCTATATACTTACATTGTTCTTCCTCAGGACACAGGGAGTCTATTGACATTGCCTCAGAGAATAGCTCATTATCGAAGTCTAATGCAATAATACCACTCTTACCTGTATGAGCTAGGTATGTGTTAGTGGAGTCGTTCATGATTGTATTTAGAGCAATATCTTTAGTAACCCACTTACCTAGTTTAAATGGTGTTAACTTTCCCTGCGGGTCCTTAAGAAACTTCTTGAGTGTCTCTGGATTCCTAACACATTGCCGGTCTTTAATCGTTATTACGCTTAGGTTCATTCTTCTCCCCTTCCTTGATAGTTTTAGTTTTTAACGGTTTAGCCTTTAACATCGCTGATATAGTTTCAGTGCCAGTAGCTAAGTTAATCTGAGGCATTTTGTAACTTCTTTGGTAGATAGAGATGAACTCCTGAGATAACTGTAAGTTTTTTAAAACTATCTCTGGTGTCTACTAGCTTAGCTTCTGAACAAACTAGGTAATCTAATAAATCACGATTGCGGTCGTAAATATAGTTACGAGCTTCTTGATAGAGCTGAGCTACTTCTGGGTTGGTGTCCATAGCTGTCATAAGTCTATAGTGCCTGCGGTTGTTGCTCAAGAACGTAGGACTAACACAAAGTAGGTCTGCTAGTGCAACACCCTTGAGTAGTGGGGATGCAACTAGTTTACCTATCTCTGGCCCGAAGAGGGTTAGCATTGCCTTGTGCTCTTTTGGTGTTGGTGAGATAGCTCCTGTATCTACTGCTTTAATATATTTATATAACATTTAATTTCCTTCAAATTTGTATTCAATAAACGGATAAAGTAATTCATACTCTACTTTAGATGGGTCTGTATCTGGCTTTAATGCTACTTTAGCCTTAAACTCTTCGAAAGTTCCTATAAAACATCCTCTTGTTAGCTTAAAGTTAGTAGTTGTTTTAAATATAGTTAATGCACCCTTGTCAGAACCTATTTTTGTAATCCACATAATGTCAGCATTTCCATAGACTCTAGCATTTCCATAGACCTCAGCATCTCCGGAGACTCTAGCATTTCCATAGACCTCAGCATCTCCGGAGACTCTAGCATCTCCAGAGACCCAAGCATCTCCATAGACTCTAGCATCTCCATAGACTCTAGCATTTCCAGAGACTCTAGCATCTCCATAGACCCAAGCATTTCCATAGACCTCAGCATCTCCATAGACCTCAGCATCTCCAGAGACCCAAGCATTTCCAGAGACTCTAGCATTTCCAGAGACTCTAGCATCTCCAGAGACTCTAGCATTTCCATAGACCCAAGCATTTCCAGAGACTCTAGCATTTCCATAGACCCAAGCATTTCCAGAGACCCAAGCATTTCCTTCTTGGCTAAGATTAGCTTCTGAAGCTATGTAACCATCGTTATCTCCTGCTTTAATATGGCTAAAGTCTTTAAGAGCTATAATGCGATATAGCTTATGACCTGCTACTATTATTGTATTTTCAGTGTCTAATTTGTATTTCATGATGCTCTCTCCTCAATATAATCTAATAGGTCAGTACCTGCAATAACTATGGTGTCTATGATGTAATCATCAATAGGTGAGATGGTTCCGATAAAGTCCTCATCCTCTGTAAGGTGAAGCATTGTAAAGAACCTCACTGCATGAGATATATCATAGACTTTCGGTGTATTCCCTTGTGTTTCGTAGATGTGGTCATAACATGTTGTTTGGTCATTCCATTTTTTCTTATATATGTAATTCATATGAAGTCCTTTACCTTTGCTTATAAACTATTCTTGGCTTAGCTAATAGTTGGCGTTTTAGGTCTACTATCTCCGCTTCAAGCTTAGCTATCTCTGATTGATGTATAAGCTTTTGCTTATTTAATGCGGTTGTTACAATCCCTAAAGCTCTTAAATATTCATTTATATCGTGATATATAAGGCCAGTATCTCCTGCTTGAGCTTTGCTGATATTCTCTACTTGTTTTTGTGACTTATTAAATCCTAAGAAATTAAACATAATCTACTCCTTACTGTAGTTGTCTTTATAAGCTATTTAATACTTAGCTTCTTTTAGATTGCTCTGACTTTCGTTGGTATCCTTGATATATGTATAATTATATCATAATAAATATTAGATTTTTATTAAAATAATTATTGATATAATCGAATAATCATACAATCGGTTTTTATTTTCTTGTTTTTGCTCAGTGTGGGTGAATATTCAGTTAGACTGTGCAAAGTTTGCTTAGACGGGACTTTTTTTATGATTATTCGATTATTGCTGTTATCCGTTAAAATTTAATAGAATATGATTGCAATAATCGAATAATCGAAAAAATCCCTAGCCCAATAATCGAATAATCGAAAAATAAGCGTATTTCAGTTGACTTGAAAAAGGGTCCCTGGAGGTATCCAGGCTTGCTTTCGCTGGTCCAATAATCGAATAATCGCAATAATCGAAAAATCTTTCCTTATTATATATATATTATTTTTTTAAAAGATTTGGGCTCCGTTTTGTGATTGTTCGATTATTGCGATTATTCGATTATTGTGATTGTTGTGATTACTTAAATAAAATAACTAATATATTAATTAAAAAATTTAAGTTTATTTTAAGCTAATTCCGAGCAATATAATCCCAGCTCGGCAATAATTAGTTCTTAACCACGGCCTCGCATTCTTCTACATCTTGCTGTATCTTAGCATAGTCCTTGTAGTCGCTATCCTCTAGCTCAGCAATGTTCCTAGACTTCGCTAGAAAGTCGGACAAATCATTGAACTTCAGCGACACTGTCAACATATATAGTTTACCTAATATAAATCTCCGAGCTTCTAGCCTCTGCTCCACTATCTGAAAGTGTGTCTCTTTATATTGATACATTACTTATCCTTCTTACGTTCGTGCATCTCTTTGCACCAGAATACTAGAGCTATAGCTCCGCCTACAAATAGCCATACTGTTTCAGGTTGCATTACTACTCCTCAATAGTTAGTTTGACTCTAGTTAAAGAAGTCTAGAGAAACCTCCGAAGAGGCCTCAAAGACTACTTAGTTTCATCAGCTTTAGTGGTTGTGGCGTTGAAGTCTGCCCAATCTTTCTTGAAATCGTAGAACTCTGGGTCATTGAGCTGAGACTTGAGAGCCTTCACATCTTTATTAAGCTTCTGAGCATCCTCCATTTGGTCCTCATCCAACGCACATACAATTTGCTCATTGAGCTTCTTGATTTGTGCATTAGTTTTATTCCACTTAGAGATACTAGCTCTACAATAACCTTTAGACTTCCCACCACTCATAACCATGTTCTCGACCGGCTCATACTGTTCATGGAATCTACAATATAGCTCAATAGGATTACCATCTTTATCCACTTTTGGCGGGTTAGTTGACGATGAAGATTTAGGAGCTAAAACTAGTTCTAATGCCTCTTTAAGAGCTTTAGACGCCTTGGCAAACTCAGGTAGTTCTTGGACAGCAGCCCATGTTTGTGTTTTTGTCATAATATTATGCCTCCTTGGCATGGTGCACTATTTGTGCGATTTGTTAGATTTACAGTACTAAGACTGTCACGAGACCTCCGCCGAGACCTCTAGACAAACCTAGTTCATATTAAGTTCTATGTCACCTTCTACTACTAAACCTAAGAATTCACTTATTTCAATAGTGACATATAAAATATTTGCCTCAGTATCTAAAATATAGGTACCTGCAGGTAGGTCTAATTCTTCTACCATAGTCTCTGTAACATTTGTAATATAATCTAACTTCATAATTCAATCCTTTATTTGATATTCTAAATTATATCAAGTTAACTTTAAAGTAATCTTAAATTGAAAAAGAATTTTCTTCTTAATCAAATCAAGATTGACTTTCAAGCTTTTGATACTTATATTATAGAATACTTTATATTAAACGAAGCTTAAAGTTTCCTTAAATTTGATTTAAATTTTGGAACTAATTAATATAATTGAATTACATATTAATATATGAGACGCGCGTGCGATTATATCTAAATAATATTAATATAATATTAAAGAACTTAACTAATTACTTTGGAATTTTGAGAACAATTATTATAATCACTATCATTGGAACAATATACAACGACGTTACAATACGTTCTTATTAATTAATAACATAATCCAATGTGAATGAGAAAGAATGTGATATAACTTCCACGAATTCTAACGAATATTAATGAGAATGAGAAAGAATGTATGATAATGTGGAAGAATATGGTGATATTCGTTGCTTTTCGTGGGCGGGTAGGGCTCTGGTGGGTGGCCTTCGTATGACATACAACACTCCCGAGAAATGCAACGAAAATTTCAAACTTCCTTTCATTTCAACTGAACTGCAACGCATACCAACGCTACTCCCAAGAAGGCCAACGCCTATCAACCTACTGCCAAAGAAACTCACAAGGACCAACCTAATGAATACAACCCATATCAACGTACTTTAATAAAACTTTAAGACTATACATTATATAATAAGCAAATTTACAGCATATAACAACTAATAACAAGGGTTACTCATGACTGAAGCACAACGACGGTTCCAAGAACTAACACAAGCATCTAACCAACCTACCGAAACTCCGCTAATTAATAGCTCAAGCGAAGAACCTGCGGAGGAAGTGATAGCTAAGGATGTCTATGACGCTATTGAAGACGTAGCAGAGGAAGTGGTAGCTAAGGATGTCTACGAAGATATTGAGGAGTTAGAAGAGATTCTCGAAGAGGTTCCAGACTTACCAGAGATTGAGGATTTCGAGGAAGATGATGACCTCATAGATATAGGAGAGCCACCGCTGGAGTTGGACCTTGCTCCAGAGATGCCAGATGAGCCGGAAGACTTAGTAATCTACGAGCCTCAGGTATCAGTGAAGACTGAGGATATTCCAGCACCAACAGATGCAACGGTTGTACCGCCGGTGGTGATACCACAAGCCCAGAAGCCCGCAGAGGTTGATACTGAGGACAACACTATGCTCAAGACGCAGATTAAGGAGTTCAAGGAGAAGACAGTAGATACATGCCTGCACTTTATAAACCACGATGTTGGTGGCGCTGAGATTAAGGAGTTCAAGGATATAGTAGCTATAATGGATACTGTTGAGAAGTCGATAGAACCGAAGAAAAACGAAATGCCTCAGGTAGCTATACAAGTAGTAGTTCAGAATCTGATGGCTGGAGTAACTGATGACTGTTAAGATGACACCAGAGCAAGAGGAGTTTATAAGAACTAAACTTAGCTCAAAGCTGTGGAGGATGAACAACCTCTACAAGATACGTGATAAGAATGGTAATCTCGTGACAATGAAGCTTAACCATGCGCAGGAGAAGGTACTTACAAAGTATAGGCACAATAAGAAGATAATCTTGAAGTCACGGCAGCAAGGTATATCCACGCTCTACTTAGCTTATAACCTCGATGATGCTCTGTTTAAGCCGGGGTTCCAGGCTGGTATACAGTCAGTAGGGCAGGATGAGTCGGATAAGCTAAGTAAACGTGCCGAGTTGATGTGGAATGAGCTCGACCCGAACGTGAAGCAGCTAATGGGGCTCGAGATGACCTCGAACAACCAGAAAGGTATGTCGTTCAGTAATGACAGTATCTTGAAGATAGGTAACTTCCGTGGGGATACACTCCAGAGTCTACATGTATCAGAGCTAGGGAAGATTGCTAAGAAATATCCAGAGAAAGCGAAGGAGCTTAAGACTGGGGCATTTCAAGCAGTAGGGAAAAATAATAGGATTACCATAGAGTCAACAGCAGAAGGGCGCAGCGGACTATTCTACGAGATGTGGATAAAAGCAGAGCTTATGGCACTAGAGGAGAAAGAGCTAAACCCACTAGACTTCCAGGCTATCTTCTTAAGTTGGTTAGAAGACCCGGACTGTACCCTCGACTATGAGATAGATATATCAAGTGAACTAGTTAACTACTTCGCAGAATTAGAGAATGAGCTAGATATAGTTTTAATGCAACAGCAGAAGTGGTGGTATGCAGCTAAGAAAGAAGAACTAACAGAAGATATGACCCAAGAGTACCCATCAACAGCTGAAGAGGCATTTATGGCTGCTAAAGATGGTAGTTACTACGGTAGACTCTATAGAGATAATATAATCAAGAAAAAACGATTAGTTAAAGACCTATATGACCCTCAGCTGGAAGTGCATGTAGCCTATGACCTTGGGTTTAATGATACGATGGTAGCTCTCTTCTTCCAGGAGTTTGTAGATGGTGCTAGGATAATTGATGAATACCATAACTCAGGTGAGCCGATACAACATTATTGTAAGATGATGGATAGAAAGAAAAGAGAAAGAGGATATAACTATAAGTTTCCTATTTATTTACCACATGATGCGAATGTTACTGATTTAACAAGCGGGAAAACAAGAGCGGATACCTTTAGAAAGTATGGGTATCCTAATATGGTATTAAAGAAGATTTCTATAGAAGAAGGGATTGAGCTAGGGAGAGATTGGATGGCTAGGCTGTGGATAGATAAATCACTAGCTTATGTGCAAAACATGTTTATTAACTATAGTAAAGAATGGGATGAGAAGCTAGGTACTTGGAAGAAGAAACCTAAGCATGACGAATGGTCTAACCCTGCGGATGCGTTTCGTTATATGGTATTGTCATTAAAACAGACATTTACCCATAAGAAGAAAAAGAAGCGAAAACGGTCAGGGTATCAAGTTTAAAAATTTTATCATAGTTTAATAAATTTTTAAACTTACTTGGGTATAATAGTCTATACATTATTTATAAGGGAGATGGGATGGGTAATCCAGAAGTTAAAACTGCTACCTCGCCTAAAGGTGAGCCTACATACGAGCAGCGTGTGAACGAGGTTGTCGGTAAAATGACAGAAAAAGAAGATGGTACTTGGGAACTTCCAGAGGATACTCCAGAAGACCTTAAGTACGCAGCTACTTTAGAAAAGCGTCGTCGCGATACTCAAGCTGGCTTTACTAAAACTTCACAAAAAGTAAAAGCTCTAGAAATTGAGAAGAACGCATTAGCTGAAAAGCTGAGCGAACTTGCATCACAATCTTTTAAATTATCGGAAGATCAGCGGGAAGAGCTGGAAGATTTAAAAATTGCTAATCCAGATGCATGGAGAGAAAAGCTTAATCAATATGAGACTCAGGCACAAGACGCTATGGCAGCTATCTTAACCGAGACTCAAGATAAAGCAGACCTTGCTTCAGAGAAAGAGCGTCGCCGTATCATCCTGGCCGAATTCAACCAGGAACACGGGGACTTAATTACTGACGGCGTATTAGCAAATGATGTACCACCTCGCTTTACTAAAGCATTAGATGAAGGTACAGTATCATTTGAGGAATTTTTAGGTAATGTAAAAACTTACTTAGAAACTCCAAAACAGGTGACAAATGGTTCAGAGGTTAAGAAACAACCTAACCTCAATAACCAAGGTGGTGGAAGTACTGTGTCTAAAGGCGCAGCTGATAAAGACGCAGTAGCTTCTTATGATAAAACAACATTTTAACAGGAGTTAAATTATGGGTACAGCAGTAGTTTTAGAGGGTAGCGATTTAGAACGTAAGTCGTGGATGGTCGAAGGGCTTGTACAAAAGTCTTCTGAGTCAATTTTTGCCCCTTATACAGGTACAACAAAAGATTCTATCGTATACCAAGAAAATGATATTAGTTCAGGTTCAGGGCACACAGTAGTTTTTGATTATGATGGTAACCTTTCAGGTAAAGCTATCAAAGGTAAAGAGCAAGCGGTTGGTAAAGGTGAACAGAAGAAGAAATTCTCTGATAAAATCACAGTTGATAAATATCGTTTAGTTGTAGATAATGGTGATGCATTCGATGGTATCAACATCGGTGATTTAACTATTAATGAGCACTCAAATTCTCGTTCAGGTTTATCTGATTTATTTATTCGCTGGAAAGACCAAGCATTAGTTGATGCTGCACAAGGTAACTTAGGACAAGCTCCTACACATATTATTGACCTTGGTACAACTTTTGGTATTGCAGAGTTACAAGAGATTGAAACAGCCCTTAAAACAGGTCGTGGTTATGACACAGGTGCAACACGCCGTCCACCACCAGTATTTAAAACTGAAGACGGTAAGAAAATGTGGCTATTCGCTATTGATTCTTTTATGGCAGGTAAACTTAAAGCATCTACTGGTTATCAATCATTAATTTATAACGGTGATATTCGTGGTAATAACAATAGAGCAATTTCTGGTGTTATTGGTAAACTTGGTAATTTAATTATTGTTGAGTGGGATACATTCTTTGGTGAGACAGCTAATATTGCAGCTGGAGCTGCTTGGGGCTTAAATGATACTGAGATTGAAATTGCTGGTTTACGTCAGTACGATTCAGTAAATGATGCTTGGACAGGTCAAGATGCTTTTGATGAAGCTTCAACATTGCGTTCACGTGGTTTAATCCTTGGTGCTGGCGCATTACAACTTGCAATGGGTAAAATGCCAGACTATACTATGGAAGAGTTTGACCATAAAGCAAGAACAGAGTCTGCAGTAACTTTCTACTCAGAAGCTAAGAAAGCTAAAATGAAAGAAGAAAGTGGTGGCGATTATAAAGACGCTAAAGTAACGAACATTGACTGGTCAGTAATTGCAGTTGATTTAACGGTTCAGGCATAAGGAGGTAAATTATGGCTGATTTAACATTAGTTGGTAAAAATAACCAAAAGAGAGAAGTAGCGGTAGCAGTCTGTGAGACTGTTGCTACTAGCGCAACTATGGATGATACTTTATTTAACATTCCAGTTAATAGTGTTGTACTAAGTGCTAAAGTACTTGTCGAAACAGTTTCAGGTGCTGCAACAAGTACAGTAGATGTTAAAGTTGGTACAACTGTAATCGCTAATGAGGTAGCTGTAACAGCGGCTGGTCTTATTGACGGCTCAGTTACACCTGCTCAGTTTGCTACAGGTGGCCCAGTTTCTATTGTAGCTGGCGCAGTAGCTCCAGACGCAGCAGGACGTCTTCGTGTTATTCTTGAGTATATTGAGCTTGACACATCAACTGGCTTTTATATCGGCTAGTTATATGGCACTCTTCGGAGTGTCTTCTTAACTATCTCAGGAGACTGCTATGAAAAATTTTAGTATTTTTGCTAATGGTGAGGGTGACTTCTAATGAGTACTGCTGCAGCTATTATAGATAAAGCTAGAGGTATCTTAGCAGATGAAGCTAAAACTCGCTGGACTGATACAAGGCTCTTAGACTTATTAAATGAAGGTATTGACCAGATTCTTATTGATACAAAAATTCTTTTAGAAGAATCTACTTTTGTGGAACTGCAGGCAGGATTACAGAGCTATAACCTAGCTTCTATAGCTCTTAAGGTAACTAGAGTTGAGTGGAATGGTGAAAATATTCCATTAATTCTACATAAAAATATGGACAATATCAGGAGAGAATGGGAAACTGTTACGGGAGATACTATCCAGTATGCTATCCATGACCAATCTGATTTAACTTCATTTAAAGTATACCCGATTCCAAACTTTGATGCCACTAGAGCAGTAACTACTAGTAATTATGGTACAATTACTGGAATTTATGGCGGTGACGCTATTTCAATGGTGTATGAAGATGGTATCCCAACAGGGGCCACCTTAACCGAATATCTTGAAGTCTTTTATATTAAAAAAGTAGTTGACCTTATTATAACAGATGAGTGCCCGCTAGATGATATTTGGGATAAGGCTCTTAGTCATTATATTGCAGCGCACGCGTTAAGAATTAATCAAGATACAATGAGTCGTCAACTTGCAGCTGAAGAGCTTAGTATCTATACAGGAATGGTAGCACAAAGAGCCAAGTTTAAAAAGCGAGATTCTAGTAACACTAGTCAAAGAACAGCTAAATATGTAGGAGTATTTAATGAGTGAGTTAGTAAAAATAGAGAAAAATAAAGCTGGTTTAGAAGACCTCACATTTGGTACTGAAGTAGAAACTCAGTCTAGAAATGGCGTGTCTGTTCCGGTAACGCAAATCAATGCCCAAAATATGCCGTTTGATGCCTCTCGTAACCTACAAACTGCTTTAGATACTGACTACCCTGCTGTTGAAGTAGTAGCAACAGATATTGATAATGTAAATACAACAGCTACTAATATTAACGATGTGCGGAACTTTGCATTAGTCTATCAGGTTAGTGCTACTGAACCTACGCAAAGAAGTGACACTACTCCTTTACAAGCAGGTGATCTTTGGTTTGATACTGTTGCTGAGGGGCTAAAGAAGTATAATGGTAGTATATATGTGGATACAACTGCAGATGCTATTGCAACAGCTGCTATGGAATTTACCAATAAGACAATGGATAGTATTACTAATACAATACATGCTGATGTAGTTCATCTTGAAATACAAGCATTAGAGGATTTAGTACGCGGAGATGTAGTAACAGTAGATGGAGCTTCTGATACTACTATGAAAGTACGTAAAAGAAATAGCTTAACAGAACCAGCGTCAGCTATTATAGAGGTAGACGTATTAACAGGTAATACAGCTACTGCTATTTCTACAGGTATTATGAAGAACTTAGATAATGACGGTGTTGCTAATGATGGAGTAGCTTGGGCAGTTAAAGATATACTGTATCCAAATACTGCTGGAGGACTTACCAAAACTCCAGTAATAGCTAATGGTTACTATAATCAACCTGTAGCATATGTAGTTAAAGCTAACCCTTCTAAGGTTACATTACAAGTTAACTTTCATTCTGGGCATGATTTAGCTAACTTAGTTGCTTATGACAATACTAATTCCGAATTAGTTGCTACTAATGTACAAGATGCTTTAGATGAAGTGAATCAGTACTCAGCTAGTCAATTAGCTACAAGTGTACAGCAAAGTGGTACTAATACTATCACAAACACTATTACTACTTTAGGTTATGATGGAGTTACTTATACAGGACAAACATCTAGTTCAAATGCTACATATCAAAATGGGGTAGGTGGGGTATTTGACCAAGCAACGGATACTCTCTTGTTAGGTCATTTCTATTGGAACGCAACAGCAGGTACTTTAACTGCAACAGTAGAAACAGCAACAGGAACTACAACAGTAGATGTACCTGCCTCAGAAGGTTATTTGAATACAGGTATTAAGAGTATTGATTTTACAGTTAATGGAAATGGTACAGGCTACTATAATGATAGAACTACTCCCGAAGTAGGAGAACTATTTACGGTAAGAGTTGGTAGTGACCACCCAGACTTAGGACAAGACTTAGGTTTTGGTATTGTTGCAAATGGTGATGAAGCTTTACTAAGAGGGTATAGTGAATGTCTAGGTAATATTAGTGAAGTTCATATTAAAGCAAGAAATGGTATAGAACATAATAATGTATGTAATGGTCTTATGGGTGTAGGTAATCGAATAGAGACAGACACAACAATAGCAGAAACATTTGATGCTACCACTCTTACAGCTTTTAATTCAAATGGTGCTTCTCTAGGTGCGGATACTTTAGAGAAAGGTTTTAATAAACTCAATGAAACGTACATACTATACCAAGAACTATTCACTCATATCAAATGGAGTAAAACTAATCAAGGTAAAAACTACTTAGAGGCTTTTAATCCTGTAACTGGTGAAGGTATAGAGCTTTACGAGGGTAGTGGATTAGCAGGGCATAGTATACCGCATAGTGCGGGTAAAAATTTAGATTTATCAATTGTTAAAAATCTTACTAGCACTGCTGATTGGATGGTAAATACTTTAATGGGCGAAGATGGTGCTACTCTAGGTTGGCTAAATAAGACTGATACTATGTCTAGGGCTGAATGGGCTAGTAGTTCTGACGTAGTTTTTACTGTACTATCTCAAGGAACAGCAGACCAATCAAACACAATAAATCATTTGTATTCAATGTCTTACAAAACTAAATCAACTACATGGGGTATTGAGACATTCATAGGTAAAGGTGCAGTTAACTTTATTGAAACTAGAGATATTAACGGAGATATTCAACAGCCAGTTGAAGTAATAGTAAAAAGAACAGATTCTATTGGTGGATGGGCACTTAACCATAGTAAACAAACTCATGCACTATTTCTAAACTTATCTTCTGCTGAACAAACAATTAGTGATTATGATGTCGTTATAGTTCCAAATGGCTTTAGAATAGATACAACAAATGCACAACTTAATGCAATTGGAGGACAATATACAGCCTTAGTAAGATATGATACTAATAAAGATGGTGGAGGTTCATACTTCCCTAAACCTGTAGATAATGATGAAGTAGCAGACAACTCAGTAATTAATATACTAGATGGTAACTTTGGTATCTGTAAAGGTAAAGGAGCTAATGGTTTTATCCATAACTTTGAAGCCTTTATAGGTGACTTACCCCTAGCTCTGTTTGCAGGTGCTACAGATGGCAAGAAATGGGTTTACTATACAGAAGGTGGAACTTGGGGATATAAAGACCTAAAACCTAGTAATGGGATGTATAATAAGCAGTTTGCAGATGATAACCGTTTGGTATTTCAAGATGGTGTTTATCGTGAGACTTCAGGCAGTGAGCTTTTAGTTGATGGCTCATCTAATTATATAGGTGACTTTAATCAAGCTAATGGTGCTCTAGTTGCTCCTTATACTGCTTGGGTCGCTAGACAAGGAGATGAGCAGATAGAAGTCGCTTCAAATAGATTAGCAATCACTAATGGAGCGACAGGTTTTGGAGGAATTAAAAAAACATTTAGTACAGAGATTGGCGAAAAGTACATAATTGATGCAACGCTTGAAGCAGGTACAGCATCTATGGCTATTCTTATTGGTGGTGTTGAAATAACATCTAGATATGAGTACCTAGCAACAAGCACAGCCACAGAAGTTATAGTAACTATTAATAGTGCAACACTAGGACATTACGCTTATTGTGATGACATTACTCTTTTCAAAAAACAACCAACACTATCAACAGTAGTACCTAACATCTCATTAATACGTAATCCAATCATGGTAGCAAGTGAAACACCGCAGTATATTGATTATATAGACGAGCTAGCTAAGAATGTAGTTGATGATTTGGTAGTTTTAGAAAATGCTGAGTTTAAAGGAGATGTTACTATTCGTGGAGGGTTTGATTTAGAGCAGAAATGGCAAGACGTAAAAAGCGAAAGAGTTGCAGAAGTTGTTTATATTAATGATACAGGGAAGCCAATAGAGTTATATATTTCTGTAGGAGGAACTAACACGACAACTGCATATTTAGAAGTTGATGGTCTCAATAGACAAAGCTTCAACCAACAACTATCAGCTACGGCTTTTCCGTTTAGAGAATCAGTAACAATACCTAATAATTCAGAATATGTACTTAGGGGTACTGGAACTATTCTTATTTGGCACGAATTAAGAAAAGGAAAATAGAATGACTTATTATAATGATGCACAAGGAAGCACTTTCACTTTTTATAAAGAAGGGTTTGTTGAAAGAGAACTCCCTCTTAAAGATGATGGAACAGTTTTACCTAATCATAAAAACCTACATTTACTTGTAGGTGAGGGTAAGTACTATAAAACTACTCCCGATGTTAATGGAAAGTATCAACCTGATACAGTTAAGAATAATGCAGATGCACAAGCTCAAACAGATGCACAGGCTAAAATAGACCGAAAACAAGCTATGCTCACAGGCATGGACTACAACGGAACTATGGTATCATTAACTAAAGATGATGGTAACGGAGTTCAGCAGATAAAGACAGCGTTTGAGTTGGGGATGCCAACAGTAACACTACATTGTGAAAATGGTAATAAAGTTCCATTTGCAAGTCAAGCTGAGTTTATGGCATTTTTATCTTGGTTTGCAGTAGAGAGAGGAAAATTTTATGTTTGATATATTAGATTTCGTATTAGATAATAAACTTCTATCAATAGGCATATTCCTATGGGTAGGGCTAAGTATAGCAGTTGTCGTAACAGACTACAGAAACAAGACTTTAGGATTTAGAATAATTCCTAAAATACTATTTTTGCCTATCGGGTTCTCATTCTTGATTACAGTATCTCTTTTTATCATGCCTTTATTATACGGTAAAAATCGTATGGGATACCCTGCATTTATTATCATGTGGATAGTGTATTTAATTATGTCTATTATATTCTTTTGGAATAAACAAATAAGAGGTAATTTGCATCTACTAAACAAAGTTGGTAATACCTTCATGGGGTACGATGGCTTCAATACTACATCAAGTGAATTAGGCGATAGAATAGATGATAATGAAGCATCATTGGTAAGCTGTTTGCATTGTAGAATATTGGCGGTTTATGACCGAAGAAAGTGGCATTGTAGCAAGAAAGCTTGGAGGTTATTCTAATGACTAAGCATCAAAAAGAGAAGCAGAGATTTATTGTTAAATGGCTATTAGTATCTCTACTAGTAATTCTAGTATTAACAGGTATTCTAGGCTCAATCTATGGTCTTAAAGACTCTCATCTTTTACTAATGGTACTAGGTGAAATAGTTGTACTAACAGGGGTATTTTTTGGTTTTGATATGAGTACTAAAGTATCAACAGATGAAAAAAACTTTGAAGGATAAGCATGACCACAGAAATATTAGGAGGTTCCCTAGCTTTAGCGTTAGCTACAGGCGCTTATTATAAGATAGATAATGTGAACCTTGAGAAAGATATTATTGTTGCTAATAATACTATTAAAGAGCTTAAGGTAGATAAAGAAAACTTAAATAATTCTATTGAAGAGCAGAATAACGCTATCACTAGTATACAAGTAGATATAGAAGCTAAAATGAATGAGTACCTAAAAAATACCCCAAAGATAGCTGAGAAGGTATTAAATAAGTATGTGAAAGATGTAAATATAACACGAGGGAACTGTAATGATGCGAATGACCTTAATCGCTATCTTGACAATATTACTCTTTAGTGGGTGTGCTGAAAAGATAGTTTATAAAGATAAAATTATCAAAGTTAAAGTACCGGTAAAATGTGAAACTCCTGTAGTTAAGTGTAAGCTTAAAAAGGGGGCTAACCTAGTTGAGCGATTAGCTGAATTACTAGGCTGTGTTGAATTATATAAAGAAGCGAACAAAGTATGCTCTAATACAAAAACAAATTAAATACAAGGAACTAATAATGTCACCAGATGATTTAGAAAATCTAGCTATTAAAAATACTCAGTCTATAAGTACGCTAACAGAAATTGCTAAGAATACTTCAAAAGATGTTGATAAACTTGTGAAGCATATGGATGCAGTTTTACCTGTAGCAACAAGAGTGGATAATCTTAATGCTAGAGTTACTAGCTTAGAGACTAGTAGAACTTATGCTATTAGAACATTATTTGGATTATTAGTCTCTGGTATTTGTTATGCAATAGTAGAACTTATTAAGGTATGGCCATGAAAGATTATTTTTTAACTAACGGTATCGATGAATTAGCATGTAAGTGTGGTAATAAAGATTGTACTTTAACTATTAGGCCCTCAACAAGAAAGAAACTATTAGCTGTGCGATATATTGTAGGCTTTCCTATGCATGTATCAGGTGCAAGATGTAATAGACACCCAGAATACTCTAGTGTTACTTCATCTCATGGTGACTGCAGAAAGACTGGCGGTACTTTACCTTGTGCAATTGATATTTTAAATAAAGGTAAAAGCCAAAAGAAGAAGATATTAGAGGCTGCGATTGAAGCAGGTTTCTTTAGATATGGCCTAGGTGAAAATCAGCTTCATATTGATGATGATGAAACTAAGAATAAAACTTACTGGATATACTCATGAAAATTAATACATTTAATGGAGGCTTAAACCTTCGACATGACTCATCATTATTACAACCAAATGAAGGCCAAGTAGTAAGTAACGTAGATTTATCTTCTGGTGGCTTAGTACCTGTTAAAGATAAGACTTTAGTTACTGGCCAGCCTGTTACTCCGTATTTAAAATATTTTGAGGCTATTAATACTTGGCAATCTTCTGACATAGAAGCAAGTTTTGTTGAATACCGTAATAAGCTATATATAGCTAAATATGATGAAGTAACACCAACCAGTATTATTGTTAATGATGGTACAGGTGAAGCAGGTGTAGGCCTAGTTGCGCCAGATTTAGTAGAAGTGGATTCCACAACACAAGAGCCAATTGAACTTGTTAAAAATGGTGATTTTTCTACTTATGCAATCTCTGGCTCAGTTTATAATCCAGATTATTGGACAAATGTTTTATCCTCTGGAACAACTTTATTTAATTCTATTTGGAATGGTTTATTAACTATGAGGGCTACAGGAGGAGTCGCAGCCGGCCCAGACTTTAATTGTGCTCAGCATTGGCTTAGTGATTCTATGTCATTTGTTCCTGGGCTAGCATACGAATTTAAAGTTAGTGCGGCAAAATCAGAGCCTTGGTCAACTGGTAGTTATGATATATTCCTTAGTCAAGATACTAGCGCCTTATGGCATGTCGTTACAGATATAGTCCCAGACTCACCCCATGATGGGAAGGCCCCAATTAGAACAGTTACTTTTACTCCTACAAGTTCGACTAATGCTTTAGATGTGCGTAGATATCATACACAATCTACTAGTGACTTTGGGGTAGAGGGGCGCTTAGATGATGTCTCTATTAAGTTAAAGTATATTCCGGAAATAGCATTTACTTATTATAACAGCCTTACTGGTGTAGAGTCTATACCAACTTTTGATGCTAGCGTCTATAATCAAACTACTAATACTATAAGTTGGTCTTTTATAGCCTCTGCTCCAGCGGAGGCTACAGAGTTGCGTATTTATCATAGAGGTTATGCTACAGGTACATTTTCCTTAATAGCGTCAGTAGCTACAACTGCTACCTCATATATTATGCCTTTAACTGCAGATATTCCAGTAGATGGAAAAGTTTTAGATAGCTATAGTAATACAGTTTCACCAACCAATCTCAGATACTTAGCAGTAGCATATGCTAGATTATTTGCAGCTAAGGATACTAAGCTATATTTTAGTGAAATTGCAGATTTTGGATATTGGCCTGCTAATAACTTCTTAGAGATGGATGATACTATTACAGGAATTGCTGCAGTCTATAGTGGTCTTATAGTTATGACACAATTTAGAATCTATATAGTAACAGGGACAACTGAAGCTAATTTTGCTATTACGCAGATAAGCGGAACGATTGGTTGTGTGTCTCACTATAGTATTGCGTACTTAGATGGTAGCGCTATCTGGCTCTCTAATGAGGGTTTGATGATTAGTAATGGAGGAAGAATAGAAAACTTCTCCTATTCTAAATTAGGAGATATGCAAGAGTTTAGAGTAGGTGACACATTTCAACCTAGTTTTGGGCTTACTTATAGAAATAAGTATTACTTAGCCTTTGCTAATACAGATGGCTATGGGGCTAATGCAATTCTTGTAGTTGATAAAACAGAAGGGATTAGCTTTTCAGTATTAACTAGCTATGGGGAGTCTTTAGCATTAGCAGAAGGTGGGTTATACTCAGTACTAGGCACAGAATTATTTAAAGCATTTAATGGTACTGCTAAGGCTCTTGAGTATAAATCGGGGGCACTAGTTGATGGTTCTATCACTATAGTTAAATTGTATAACTCAGTATATGTATCTTATAGTGGTGATATTACTATTGAATTCTTTATAGACCAAGTATCTGTGCTAAGCCATAATTTATCTTCGGTAAATCGCACTACAGCGGAAATTAACCTGCCTGCAGGCAAGCAGAGAGGGTATGAGATTAGCTATAAGGTGACTGGTACAGGGTCAGTATATGAGCTAGAGTATAAAATAAAAGGGAGAGATAATGGCAAGTAATATTCATATACCTACTGATTTATCGGACGAGATTATTGTATTCAATTTCTTTAAACAGTTACTAGCTATAATTGAAGAAATGCAAACTGAAATTGATAGTTTAAAGTCTGTTTAAGATTATTTGGGTATAATATACATAAAAAGGTTTTCATGGTAATCACTAAAGAGCTGTTATCTCAAAGCCTTATAGAAGAGATGCTTAACTATTTTATTATCGCTTATAAAGATTACCCGGATTCTAAGGAATCTATCCTTAATCCTAACTGGGAAGCTTATAATGCATTTCAAGAAATAGGAGCTCTTTATATTTACACTGTAAGAGATGATAAAAAATTAGTTGGTTATGCTTGGTATATTACAATGCCTAGCCTACATAGTAAGCATGATACCTATGCAGCAGCAGATACTCTATATCTAGATAAAGATTATAGAGGGAAATTCTTAGGTATTAAATTATTTAAGTATGCTGAAGCAGACCTTAAGACTCATGGCATTAATAAGATTATTTATAGTCTTAAAACTTATGATAACTGGGGTAGCCTTCTAGAAAGACTAGGATATGCTAATACAGAACTAACATACCAGAAAAGGATTACATAATGACCGGAGCAGCGATAGTAGGGGCAGGAGCCTCAATTTATGGTATAACACAAGCCCAAGAAGCGCAGGAAGCTGCAGTCGGGCAACAAGCGGCAGCTCTTCGCTCACAAGAGCGTATTGCTATGGAGCAAATGGCCTGGCAAAGAGAGCAGCAAGCGCAGTGGGATGATATTTATGGGCCTGTTGAAGCTAATCTTAGTGAGTACTATCAAAATCTCACCCCTGAAAGATTTGAGGCTATAGGTGTTCAAGCAACAGCGCAATCTTTTCAAGGATTACAAGAACAACTTAAAGAGCAATTAGCTCAGCGGGGTATCTCTGGCTCTGGGATTGAAGCTCAAGGTATTACTGACTTAACTATTGCTCAAGCTCAGCAGGAAGCAAGTGTTAGAGCAGGAGCAGAGCAACAAGTAGCACAGCAGCAACAAGGATTTCTAAGCTTAGGCTTAGGACAAAGAGGACAACTTCAGCAAGGGATGCAGACCGCATTTAGTCAGCAACAACAAGTAGGTCAGCAACAATATGGTGCAGCAGCTGCTCAGTTACAGTATGCAAGAGGTAGTGAACAACAAGCCTGGGCTGGACTTGGTCAGGTGGCTAGCGCTTATGGCCAACATGTAGGAATGCAGACAGGTCGACAAGCTCCAAGCCAAAGCTATTTAGATACAAATGCTTATCTTCAATCAATGCAAGGGAGAACATAATGAATGCAGGTGGATTAGGCTCAGCTATAGCAGCCGGAATGACAGGAGTTCAACAAGGTGAAAGTAGAGCTATTGCTCGTGAGCGAGCACAAAAGCAGAACCAATTGCTAGAAACTCAAATGCAACAAGCTCAATATCAACAGTCTTTACAAAAGTCTCCAGAGCAAATAGCTGAAGAGAATAAAGTATTAATGCAGCAGACTAAAGCGTTAAATGAAAAACTTAGTCGTCAAGAAACTTACGGGGCATTTCAGAAATTTAATATTGATGGAAACACTGGACACTTAAATAGATTACTTAAGAATCCTAGTGTAAATCAATCATTTAGTTCTCAAATTCCGCAATTTACAAATATTACTGCAGTTAGCGATATTAACTTAGCATCTGATGAAGACCAAGCGTTATTACGAAAGCATAATCTGGACCCAGAGGTAGTTAAGCAATTACAAGATACTAGAAGTCAAATGAAAAATATGACACCTGAGCAAATTAAAGCAGCAGGTTTAGACCCTGACCATGAAGGCTTTAATAGATTTGTAAAAGTTCAAGGTATGGATGAGGCTGGACAACCTAGCTATGAGCTAGTTGATATGTATGAAGTCTTTGCTAAAACTGGATATCTTTCTAGCTTAGATAGCCAGGCATTAGATATGCAGCTAAAACGCGCAAGTATTACCAAAGTTAAAACTGGCGGTAAAGGTGAAACTAAGTTTAGCTATACTAAAGAACAGTATGAAGCTGCAGTGCCGGCAGATAAGAGAGCAGAATATAGTATGCTAGAATGGATAGATGACCAAAAACGTGCTACACAAGCTAAGGGCATAAAAGCTAGTAAAGAGCAAGAAGCCGAAACCGGTACTCCAATTACACCGCAGTATGACGAAGCAGGGGCTGTGATTGAAGCATCTCCATTTGAAAAAGAAATGGCACAAGGTAGCTTAGAATTTAAAGAAGGCCTTTCTGAAACTGTTACACTTACTGGTAATAAAAAAGAAGCTGAGCAACGTTACCAACGTGCTAAGACTTTACAAGGAAAAGAAGCACCTACAACTGAAACTACAAACTACTTAACTAAACGTAGTTCTATGGTAAGTAGCTTTAAAATCTTACAAGATAAACTTAGTACATTAAAAATGGATAAGAACGCGTTTACTCGTGTTAAGAATGCAGTAGCGAAGTTTGCAGGAGCTGGTGCAACAGGTACTATTTCAGCCGATGACTTAGCTAAGTTTAAGAATGAACTTAGCTTTAATGCCGAGTTAAAAGTAGTTATGGCACAATTTGTTAAAGATATGTCAGGTGCTGCTGTAACAGAGCAAGAACGAGCTATGTATTCAAATATTATTGAAGGTGGTGCTTGGTCAACTAAGGAAGCAATGGTGGCTTCAATTTCAGGGTTTACTGAAGGATTAACAAGTCACTATGAGAATACCTTAGACGGTATTAAAACTGAATACCCTAGAACTTTTATTGAACAACGTAGAAATTATTTACGTAATCAGCAGAAGTATGAGAAGGTAACAGGCGTTAAGCAAACCAGGAAAGAGCCTTCACATATTCAAGAGACTAAGGCAGAATCAGCTAAAGTAGAAACATTTGAGAGTTATGCTAGTGAATTACAAAAGATGGGTGTAACACCTCATAATATCACGAAAGAGCAAAGAGATAAATTACAGAGTCTTAAAGGAGTTAAATAATGAAAACAGATTTAGAAACATTAAAAGATTCCTTTAAGCTAGGGTATGAAACTTTTGAGGACTCTAGAAAAGAGGCCGCAAAAGTATTAGATTATTACCATAATCGACAATATAATACTCAGCAAAAAGCTATTTTGGAAAATAGAGGACAACCAGCGGAGACTTTTAATGTTGTTAAACTATTTGGTAGAATGGTTCAAGGCTATTATTCAACAGTTATTAATAATATTAAAGTGGACCCAGTTCAGTACAGTGATATTACTACAGCTAGCTTACTTAATGACATGGTTTCGCAAACACTACGAACTAATCACTTTGATAATACTGGTGATGAGATTAAGCTCGATGGTGTATTATCTGGGTTAATGGTTAGCTATATAGATGTCCAAGAGTCAGGTACAACGGACTATTTTGGTAGACCTCATAGAAAGATAATCTTAGAGCAGGTTCACCCAGAAGAAGTAGTTCTAGACCCTATGAGTAATAAAGCTGATTATAGCGACGCTAGATTTATCCATAGATTTAAATGGCTTACTAAAGACCAAATAAATGACTTGTTTGGGGATACTGAGAAAGTTGACCTTTTAGAAAGCCATAATAATCATTTATCTATTGATGAAGCTGAATTTGCTAGTAAGTATAATATTCAATTTAGTGGACACTTTAAAGTCTTTGATAACTATTTAATAGTCCATACTATTATTAAAGATGATGAAGGTAAGTCGTGGAGTATCTTTTGGTCTGGCGATGTAGAGCTTATGAGAACAGAAGTAACTCATAAAGAAGTTAAGAATCCTTACCGTGTACAGAAGATGCACATATCTAATAAAGCTGAATATTATGGTATGATGCGTGAAGTCTTACCTACCCAAGATGCTATTAACCAAGCTTTGCTTAAGATTCAACTTATGGCTAACTCACAGAAAGCTATTGTGGAAACTAGCGCAGTGGAGGATATTGATGAGTTCACAGATGCTTTCAATAGAGTTAATGCTGTTATTGAAGTAAACTCTTTAAATGGTGTTAGAATTGAGAACCTTACAAGAGAAGTTCTAGACCAGTACACTATTATCGATAAAGCCTTCGACCGTATTCAACGAGTCCTAGGCATCAACGATAGCTTCCTAGGTATGGCGTTTGCCTCTGACAGTGGTAGAAAAGTCAAGCTACAGCAGAATTCAACCATTGTTGCACTTAGATATGTAACCGGTAAATTTGAGCAGTTCTATAGATTATTAGGCTGGGATATAGTTAATCTTATTAAACAGTACTATACAGCTAATCAAGTGATTAGAATAGTTGATGAAACTATCGGGGAGCGGTGGATTGAGATAAATAGACCAGAATTACAATGGTCTGGCGAATATAATATTACTACAGGTGAACCTATTATGGTTCCAGTCATGGAAGAAATTCTAGACCCAGCAACTAATGAGCCTATGCAAGCAGAAGACGGTAGTTTTATAATTGCTCCAGTACCTACAGAAGATACTGAAATAGCTTTTACAAATGTAGATATTACAATGACTGCTACAGCATATAATGATGAAGATGAGAAAAATCAGCTGATGATTGAAACTATGCTATCTGGAACTATTGGTCAGATGCTTAGCCGAGCTAATCCAGCAGGTTTCTTTAATGCTGCAAGTATGAGTATTAAATCTATGAAGACTAAGCATAGTCCAGAAATAGCTGTAATTCTAGAACAGACAGCACAAATGCTAAGTCCAGAGATGCAACAAGCAATGGGTCAAGGAGCCTTACCAGGCCAGCAAGGTGGTAACCAGAGCCCTAAAAGCTCTGAACTAAAGTTACCTCAAAATACAAATGAGGGAGCATAAATGGGTTTCGGTGAAGATTTATTAGAGCAAAGTGCAAGTAGATTTGGTGATGAGCTATTAGCTGAGCCAACAACTGTTGAAAAACCTAAGGAAGAGCTGTGGGAGCCTAAAGCACCTGTTGCTGTTCCAGATGACATAGAAAGATTTGGCGAAGAAGCGATGGCTGCTCCGGTTATTGGCGAACCCACTAAAGCTCCGCAAACACCTCAGGAAGCAATGAGAGAATTCGCTATAGGCGATATCCAAGAGATGGAACAATTTGTTGAAAAAGCTGCAGAAGAAGTACAGCAGATTGCAGCCTATCCGTTTAGAGAAAAAGCAAGAAAGCAATTAGCTGCTACAGTAGAGAAGACTGCTGATGATATTGCTGCTGCTGGTTTAGGTGCTGCTGCAACTGCTGTAGGTTTTGCGCAGATACCTAATGATATCTTAGAGACGTTAGGAGTTGATACAGGAGATAATATAGCTAAACAAGCTATTACTGGGCTTAATCAGAAGATTAAAGAGTATGAAGACAAATACAATGTAGAAGGTGTTAGCTGGGCAGATGCTGGAAGATTCATTCCTACCTTAGCTAGTTTAGGTGTTAGTACTATGTCAAAAGCTATGGTTCCTGCTATTGAAGGTTTATTAGCTTATGGTGAACAGCGAGGAGTTGAAAAAGAAAAAACAGAGGCTGCCATTACCGGACTACTAACTACAACAGGTGTCTTTGTGTTTGGAGCTGCTCTAGATGCATTACTTCCGCCTACAGCTAAGGCGGTGCATAACTATTTATTAAGTCATAATAAGATTGCTGATGATACTGCAGAAGTAATTTTTAAAGATTATCAAAAAGTAATGGATGTACCAGATACTTGGAGTAATAGAGCTAAAAGTATAGTTGAAGCTTTAGGTGAAGGTGGTAAAAGTATTAAACTACATGCAGCTGCTTCATCACCAGAAGTAGCTGAAGTTATTAAGTCAGAGATGCTACAACGCTCAGACTTGGTAAGAAGACTTGGTAATATCCCAAAACAAGTTAGAGGGCGCAAGTTAGATAAAGCTGATACTTTACTTGAATTTGTTAAGGCTCATAAGAAAGCTACGAATTCTATTCGCGGTGGGTTTACTCTTATGAAAGCTAGGTTTCCTAGTACTCCAATTAAAAATCTTTTTGTAGAAGATGCTTTAGATGCTACATCAACTATTGTCACAAAGATAAATAAAGAAAGTGCTGAAAGTATGATATCTGCAACAGCACGAGAAAAGATTGGTGACGTAGTAACTACTACTAAGCAAGTAGCTGACGGGGCAGTTCAAAAAACAGTAAAAGAAACAACTAAACGTAAGTTGCATGTACCTGCGTTGGATGAGGCATTTGTAACTGATAGGTCAGAGTTATTAAATATTCTTAAAGCTGAGGAGGTTTCACCTGCCAAGTTAATTGATGCTATGAAAGTAAATGGTAGACTAATTTTCGGTACTAAAAACTTTACCCAAAAGAATGCTTTACTAGCTTTACAAAAAGAGCTAGATAGTACATTAAAGCAAAGTGTTGACCCTAAGTTATATGACCATTATAAAGCGCTTAAAAAGCAATATCACTATATGCTAAATGTAGAAAATCATACTATAGGTAAAGCACTAAAAGAAGTTCGTGAAGGCAGTGTTACACCATATCAAGCGTTTGAAAACCTAAGTACTATTAGAAGTAGTGAAGGGAATCCCGGAAATATCTTTAAGCACTTAGAGAATATTGTAGGACCAGAGAAATCTGCTAACTTTGAAAAGATGGTTATTGGTGATGCTTTTACAAGAAGTACTTCAGAAGGTATTGGAGACTTTACTGACTTTGCTAAACTATCTGATATTATTAGTAGAAAGAACTTTGTATCTAAAGAAGGGAAAGCTACTCAAGAGCTAATGGATATTATGGAGTCTTCTTTTGCTACTGATAAATTATTAAAAGCTGTAGATTATAGAACATTACATGAGCTACCTATTGGTGCAACTCTTACCGCTAAGATGAAATTCTGGCTAGTCCAACAAGTATGGCCAGCTATTAAGCAAAGATTTCCACTTAGTAAGACCTCTAAACACTTAGCTTATGAAAAGCAATTATTTAAAATATTAGGGAAACCTGGAAGTGTTAAGCAGATTCAAGAGGTATTATCAGAAATGCCTAGCTGGGAAAAAGAACTAATTGAGTCTAAAGCTGTTAAACAAGCTGGTGAGTGGATTAGGAAAGAAGAAGTTAAAAATGTAACTTCTAGAACTTTTGGAGTCGCAGCTACTAAAGAGTAGTTGCGAGATAGGTAGAGTTATTAAAGTCCTCCTTCTTTGATACCTTCTTATAGACTTGGTCAGAAATAGCCCCTTTAACAAGAATATGATGTACTGTTAAAGTATTACTCCCCTCAGTATTAATTATTCTATCGCGGCGTTGAATAAACTTAGCACCAGAATAACCACTAGACATAATAACAAAATTAGCCAAGTGAGATAAATCAACACCTTCCGCATGAGCAGTAGAGCTATATATCTTAGCTTTCTTAAAATGCCTTTCCAAAAGTTTACGCTCACCAATAAAGTGGCACATAATACCAGTAGTTTCTTCATCTCCGAAAGTCTCCTTTATATACTTTAGTTTTTCGGTATTACCTAGTTCTAGATAAGTATCATCAATCTTAGCAATCCCAGACTCTAGCATATGCAAACTAGTGCGTAACTTCATGACTGTATCGCATATCAGTGGGTCATCATAGTGGTCAAAACAAACTATTTTATCTTTTGTTAACTCATTATAAATGCTCTTAGTTTTAGCATCTAAGCTAATATAATGTAGCTTATCAACAGCTTGCATCTCTTTATCTATGCCTGCATCCTCTTGTGTCATATAAATGGTAAACTCATTAATCTTGGCTAATAGCTCAGGCTTTGCTCTGTCATACTGGGCAATATCTCTACCAGCTGCTTTAATATAATACTTATCTCCATAAAGTCTATGGAAGTCATAGAAGTTCTTCATCTTAAATGGAGAAAATTTAGAGATAGCCATTTGGTGATAAATACCGCAAGGACTTTCAACAATAGCAGTACCACTAAGATGAATATGCGGAAGATTCCAGCATAGCCTCTTAATAGTTTTAATACGTTGGGAAGGCTTACCAAGAGTTCCTAGGTTATGTGACTCATCAATAATTACAAAGTCATAGTCACTCGCGTTGAGCTTATGTGCCTGTTCATAGTTAGTAATATAATAACTATGTTTTAACTCCATACCTTTAGTAAACTTTTCCCAACCTGGGATAGCAGTCTTCTTAGTTAAAACCAATACTGAAGAAATTTTATCAGACTTCTCAGCTGTTAAGATAGCTGTTAAAGTCTTACCACTTCTAGGCTTACCAGCTAAATAAGCATAACCTTTCACTTTCATCAAAGCATAAAGCTTCTCTGAAAATGCTACTTGGTGTGGCTTTGGAACTATCATAACTCATCAACCTGTTTCTGTAGTTCTTGAATATAGGCGCGCAAACCCAACTGAATTTGCTCGGCTACGCCTGCCTCTTGGCCTTTATTATAGTTCACTTTTAAAGTGAAAGGTTCTATAGTAGTAATGATAGTGGAGTCATTATCCATATCCCATTCCTTAATAGTTTGAAGGCTATGGTGGATTACATCAGTTGTGAGCAAGTTCATCTAAATCCTTTAATAACTGCTTAACTTGAGCGACGTCCCAAGCTACAATAGCTAAGCCTCCAGCATCAACTATTTTGTCGATGTTATATTGCTGAAGCTTAGAAACATTATCTTTCCGGTCTGGGTGTTTAACCTCAATACCAAAGAACTGGCCTCTATAACAACCTATGATATCAGGAACACCTGCATGACTGGTTGCTATAGTCTTAATAATATAAGCTTCCTCTCTTTCAAGATAAGTCTTAATCTTCTTTTGAATCTGAGCTTCAGTTGCCATAATTATGCCCAACTATCACAAGTGTCATCAGACTCAACATACTTATGATGTAGACCAGGACCAATGCAGCGTAGTCCTTTTGCTTTTATAGCGCTATGCTGGCAATTCCCACAAATCTTGGTCTGCTCTGGTTTACTCATGTCTGCTACCATTTTCTCATCTTTAGCCTCTTTAAAGGCAATATTCATTGCGCTTTCCTTATTTGGTTTCTTCCTAAAGAATTTCTTTATTTGCTGTAACATTAGTCAATCTCCTCGATTGTTTTATCTTCTCTTTTACATAAGAAGGTTGGTTGGATATATGTCGCCATAATCTGTTCATACTCAATCTCAATAACTTGACTTAAGAAGTAATCATCACTATAACTCCGCATTCCATCAGTTAGCCCAGAACCTACACTTACTCTACGCCCTCTGCTATCTTGTAATAGTAATGCACCAATCATACCAGTATATTTACCCTCCCCAGGCTCCACAGCAATACATTTTAAGTCCGCAGTTTTACGATATTTAAGCTTAACACAATAGTTAACTCTTTTACCTAGCTGATAAGTTGCATGTGGTCTATGAAGCATTATGCCTTCCCAACCATTATTAACAAGAGTTTTAGCATACTGAATAGCTTCTTTACCAGTCATTGATTGTGGTCTAATTACTTTAATATTAGGTACATTAGCTAATGACATAGCAGCTAAGCTAATTCTACTTTCATAAACTGTAGTTACCATTAGCTGTCTTTCAATAATATCCAAGAAGTCAAAGATTCTAATATTAGCTTTACGCTCATCTAATATATTGTTATCAATAGATTTCTTAAAATTGGTTCGATATGTAGTTAAGATTGCAGACTTTGGCCTATCACCTAACTTACCTTCACAATCATGCATAAACTCACCAATAGCTATATAGCTACCTGTTGTCATGCGACGTAAATTACTAGCTACCTCAGCTATATAGAACGGTTTCCAGTCAGATGTATAGAAACTAACCTCACTGCCTTCTTTAACAATAAAGATTTGGTTACCGTCAAACTTAGTACCAACTAAGAAAGTATCAGTATCAAATGTGTCTAATGTTTTCTTAGGGAGCTTATCAAAAGCTTTCCCTTTCTGTGGTTTAAGCGCATTCATCAATAGCTCTTTGCAGCTCTGCAATAGGCTTACCCATAAAATGCTGTATAGTATAAGTTTGTTGTAGAGTATTATCATGATAAAAACTTAGCTTTTCTACTGTCCCGTCGCTTAAGAGCACACAAACTTCTACAGTATGGTCAAAATCAGCCTGCTGAACATTCATTTCAACAATATGAGGCTCTGGACTTTGTTGTTTCTCAAACTCAATCTTTTGCTGTGCATAGGTAGGGTCTGTAGACTTAATGAAATTGCCATTAGCATTTAAGAACCCTTGACGGTCTTTAATGTCATGATAAGCATGTGACCAGCATTCACTTAATGTAAGGCCCTCAAGATTAGCTAAATTGGTTAATACAACTAAGCAGTCACCAATATCATCTTTAATACATAAGCCTTTAGCTACATTATCTTGCAACTCGCCTACCTCTGAACCTAGTTTTAAGGCTTGAGTAATTGACTTACCGTTAGTTAAAATACCTCTATCATGAGACCACTCTAAAGTCTTCTCGTGACACTGCTCTAAACTATATTGTTTAACTTGCCCCATTGTTTTTTCCTATTTCGTATTCTAAACTTTCTTTACTAAATGGGTGTAATACTACCCCATCAACTTTTAATGCAATCATAGCTATCTCAATACTAGGATTACTACCGTTTTTATAGGCTGTTACCATACTAGTACCAACTCCTAAATGGTTCGCAATATCTTGCTGCTTTTCGAATTTCTCTTTTAAGTCAGCTACATGCTCTTTCATAAGTAACATCTATACCCTTTATAAGTTTTTGTTATAACTCCATACGACTCCGATATGGGCTTTTATCATTGATTAATATAAATCATCAAATAAGTTTTTAAAAGTCCATATAGGCTAAGTATGGACTCAGTTTTTCACATCTAACGCAATTAAAAATGCGATATTAGTTAACGCGTGTTCTAAGTGAGGCAACTTAGATTCTTCATCAAATTGCTCACCAGCTCTCCATGCCTCAAGATGTCTATATAAGGCATCAACATATCTGGCAGTGTCATTGACTTCCCTCCAATTGTTTGGTTTATATTTCTTAGCTCCATATGTTAATACACTAGCTAATGCTTTAGTAGCTTCTGGAGGAATAAGAGAGTATCTAAGCTTACCCGTATCGAACTTCATGAATTGTTCTGAGATAACTACCTCATAGCCATACTTGTCGATTTCAGCTTGGCAGCCCTTGCATGGCTGATGTGTAACATAGATGGTAGTTCCCGAGAGACTTGCTTCTCTAGCACTAAGAATAGCATCAATCTCTGCATGAACTACGGTATCAGTAGTATTACCTTCCTCATCTTCGCAAGGCCTACCTTCTTTACAGTGATTCCGCCCTTCGCTAAGTATAGTCCCTACTTTATCAACTATAATAGCTGCTACTTTACGCTTATTACAAGGACTGGATACTAATAGTTCTTGTAATCGCTTTTGTATTTTTTCTGGTACCTTATTCATGTGTATACATCTCCAATCCTTCTGTCTGTACTACTTGGTCGAATTCACTTAAATCAAAGCGTTTACCTCGATGTAAATTCTTAATACTACGAGAAACTATAAGTAAATCTGGTTTAACTTTAAACGTATCAATCCCGAAGTTAACATCATATTCTGCTTTAGTATCTGTAGTAAACTGCGCTATTGAAAGCATGCTTTTAGGCAATGTAGCTAGTGTAGTATAGCTACATAAAACTCTCTTACCTTTAATAACTTTAGTAATAAACTCTTTATCCCATAGTGGGCGTCTAGGTAAAGTACCAAACTCACTTAGATAAAACCCGTCCGCACTTAGCAAAACTAATCCAATTGTCATGATTTTAACTCGAACTTAATTGCATCAGCATGCTTGTAATCTCTAATAGAGATATCAGCTGGAATAAAGCCTGTAACAGTCATCTTATCATTATAGCTATAAGTAGGGAGGGCTTTAATAGGACGTCGAAGATATTCTGTCGTATTCTCAAAGTGCTCTTCATAGATATGGGTATCTCCAAAAACCATTGTTACTTTACCAGGCACTAATCCTGCTTCAGCAGCCATAGCTATATTCCATGTAGCCGCTAAGATAATATCAGCAGGAACACCAATCATTAGGTCAGCACTTCGCTGATTCCATAACATCTCTAGCTTGCCATCATTAACATACCATTGATATGAATAGTGGCAACAAGGTAAGTCTAAGTTAGCTAAGTTGGTAGGATTCCATCCAATGATTAACATACGTCGGTCATTAGGGTTTAGAATTAAAGTATCAATAACATTTTTGATTTGATTAACACCATGAAAATCTAACCAAGCATTACCATAATCCACATTAATACTACCATCATCTTTAGCCCATTGCTTCCAATAATTACAACCAAATTCTTCAAAGTCTTTTAAAGTCTTAGGGCCACGAACCATAGCCGCGAACTCACCCATAACACCTTTATAAAACATTTTCCTACTTGTGAGTAATGGAAAACCTTCCTGTAAATCAAAGCTTAATGCTTGGCCAAAGACCGACCTAGTAATGCCATTACGACCTAGTTTATCTACACCATTATCTAGCACATGTTGAACTAATGTTTTATAGTCTTTTTCAATTTTATTCATTTTCATCTCTTTCTAGCGGTTGCCATAATTTAATAGTTAATCCATCAGCATCAACTAAGCAATGCATATTAACTAATTGCATAGTTAAGATTGCGGCCTCTTCTGTTTGCCCTTTACTTTCCCAAGCTCTAACAACACCGTCCCATAGCTCTTCATGAGTCATTGCATCATTCACAAACTTAATAGCTTTCTTGGGACCAATACCATTACAACCAGGAATATTATCAGATTTATCGCCGAGTATACATTGCATATATGGCCACATTCTTGCTTCACCTTCAGTAACTTCCATAAATGCCATATCTTTATTGAAATGCCGAGACTCATAGTAGTTAAAGTGCTTACCTGGAATACATTTAAGAACATCTTTATCAATAGCACATAAGATGTATTTCTCTGGTTCTTGAGTCTTCTTATAAACTACAATATCGTCAGCTTCCCATTTAGTTGACATAGAACCAGAATAGCGTTCCATAAGAGCTTCCTTAACAGCTAATAAACCTGCTGGAGTTCTTTGGGCTTTATCCCCAGTTCTATTAGCTTTGTAATCAGGAAAGATTGCATACCTAAAGTTCTCTCGGCCGCTAGTGAAATGTAGTTCAGCTGATAAGCACCCCGTACGGTCAAGAATACGTTTAATCTTCTCTTCAGCAATATCAAGAGCTGACATAATATCAATTACCCATACTACTTCATGCTCTTGAGTTTCTTCATTAAATTCAGTAGTTTCTTCCTCAGCTGAGAGGCATGAAGTAAAAGCAACAGTATCTGCATCAATTAGTGCAATCTTATTGTTTTTCTCTGGAAGTACTTCACCACCAAAGCCTAACTCTAAATCTACCATTTCACCTAAATCGTCAATCCCTTCAATCTCATCAATGTTATCCGACATCTTCAACTCCAAAGTCTTCATAGAGTCTTTCCATAATACTAACGTAGGTTTCATATTGTAAATTATTACCTAAGTCAATAGCAGTGTCTAAAGCTGTATCTAAATCTACGGATAGGTCTTGGTGCTCATTTTTAAAGTCATTTATTACTTCTAAAAATTCTATTGTTGTCATAATTTTGTCCTTAAGCCGTTTGGCTGTGTTCTGCATCAACAGGCATTTCGATATCTTTGTAGTGCATGATTTTGCACTTGCAGATTTCTGTCCAGCCTTTTTGCATGTTACGAACTAATAGCTCTCGCCAATAGTCAACCTCTTTTGTAGGTACTCTAATATTAATCTGGTCATGTACCACATTATAGATATACTTCAAAATTCTTTCATCTTCTTGTACTGCATAGTGAATAGCTAATTTAGTAGTTTCACCAATAGTCCCTTGAGTAGGGATATTAATTGCATCAGTACCTAGTTTAGGCTTAGCTCGACGACCTAGTGCTGTACTAACAACATGGCTAGGTTTTTTATAACCATTCCAAGCTTCATTATGATACTTAGCAATAGCAGGATAATGCTCTTGATATTTCTTCTTAATAGCTACACATTCAGCTAATGAGAATACAACATCATAATTAACAAACGCATATTCCTGGAACGTTTTAGCAGACATGCCAAAAATAAACCCAAAACTAACAGCTTTACCCTTAGTTCTATCTTCTTTGGTAATTTCCTCGATAGGCTTACCTGTAGCCATAGATGCAGAAACCTTATGCAAGTCAATACCTGCTTTCAGCTCAGCATACATTACAGGCTCTTTCATAATACTACATGCTGCACGTAGCTCAGCAGTACCAAAGTCAGCCTCTATAACTGTATAGCCTTCAGTGTCATAATTGAATAAATACTGAAGATTACGAGTAATTTGCTGACTATTAATACCTCTTGGTAAGTCTTTACCAGTAGCAGTAAATCTACCTGTAACAGCACCAGCTACATTAAACCTAGTATAAACTTTAGGAAAGTCATAGCTATTAAGCATGCTTTCTCTTTTAATAAGTCTACGTTGGTCGAAGATAGCTTTAGCTAGTTTACCTCTTGCTCCTCCTTCAGAAACTATTTGAATAAGAGCATTTTTATCAGACTCATGGCTTTTAAGAGCTGCTCGCACTTTTTGATAGCTGTTAGAATTAACTCCAGTCCAGTTTTCAAAAGTGTAATCTGACTTTGGCCACCACTTAGGTTTATCACCTTCGCTCCACCAAGTAGGAACAGGAACTGCATTTAAAATAGCACTATTCTTAGCCATAGCACCAATTAGTTTTGCTTTCTCTTCAGCTACTTTCTCTTGGTTAACTTCTAACCCATTTTGCTGATATTCAATAGCATACTTCATAGAAAGAATATCTACTTTATAAGCTAATAGTTCACGACATTTTTGGATATTTGAGTCTTCCCAGATTTTACTAAGAGCATAAACATCAATAGCAGAATATTCTAGTTGGGCATGAGATAGATAAGCCCCTTTAACAAATCCTGCTTTTTGCATAGCTTTCTTATCTAAGTGCGCATATAAATTACCTAAGCCAAACTTAATAACTAATGAGGCTAAATCGAAGTCCATGAATTGAGGATAAGCAGACCTAGATAGATACATAATATCATCAAAGCGGTCTGTAACCATATTCAATGTGCCGAAGTCATATGAGGCACCTTGCCAAATAGTCCATAGAGGTTTAATGAAAGCTTTAGCTTCTTCCAAATCTATATCATCGATGTCAAGTATATAAACTATTTCTGATGCAGTAGGTTGAAAGAGCTGAATTAATCTAATATTAATATATAGACCATCTGTCTCAATATCTGCAAATGTTGGTTCTGCTAGGTTGAAAGTCGGTAAGTCTTTAAGGTCTGTTACAACTTTAAATTCCATTAGCTACCACCTTAGTGCAAGTAGAATACACATTATTCCGTTTGAGATAACTCGGTTTTAGAGAAAGTTTTAGATTTTTTGTAATTGTATCACAATCTTCCGCTTTTTTAACTACCATAGAAGTGGCGGTAGTTACTTTTTCAACTCTATTATAGCTACTATCTGGGGTTGTAAAATAAATAATAAGAATCCATTCCATTACTTGCCTTTATTGTAGTTCAATTGAACTGAGATATTGTAAGAAATAAAAAGCACAGCCGAAGCCATGCTTAGTGGTTAAATAGCTGGTTGCTCATCATCAGATGTATCAATGGCTGGTACACCTTCATCTAAGTCAATGTCATCACCGTCAATCTCTTCAGTTTCAACTTCATCCCCTTCATACTTGACAAGCTTGCCAATTTGAACAGCAGATAAGTATAATGTTACTTTAGCAGTACCACCAATATCATTACCTTGTGCTGTACCATGAATGATACCTGTTGAACCTTCTCCGATTGCCCATGGAACATTTGAGTAAGCTTCTGTAATATCTGAACCTTTGTGGTCAAATACTTTAATAACTTGGTCTTTACCATTAGCCCATTTAGTATTAGTTTTAAAAGTGATGATAACATTACCTGTAGGCTCTTTACGAACTTCTTCAGTCTCGGGGTCAATATCAGTAGGGTCATCGACCTTCTTCATTTCAACTTTAATACCGTTAGTTTTAGGTTTCCCTTTAACACTATTGGCTTTCTTCCAAGTATCCCACTCAGCATCAATTAGCTCTAAAAAGCCTTTATGTACTGGGCCGTTTTCTGGAACTACTAAAGATGCCACGAATTGCATACGAGCTTCTTCGCCCGGCATTGCACCATTGCGACCTTCGCCTTTAATAAAGACGTATTTTAGATTACCTAGACCTGTTTTAACTTTTGTACCTTTTGCCATATGTTTTACCTTTGTTTTATATGTTTTATATTGTTCTAAGTGGACTACCACCATTCGCTTAATCGACGTCATAAGCTTTTGAAGGGCGAGGAGACGTCAAGTGAAAACTCGCACCACAAAAACTTATAAGCCATGCTAGCATCCGAAGAGTGCTAGCACCCGGCAGGGCCAAATTCTATAAGGAGTAGTCTTTTAGCTCTTAAGACCCTCGATGCCTAATTCAAAGAGGGCCTTATAAAACTGAAATGCCCGAAGGCGATGACTACTTAGAAGATTTTCTAAGTGAGCCACCATTACGCTTTTGCGCAGCGGCTAAGTCTTGAACAATAAAGCAAGGCTTAGACTTTGGTTGATGAGCCATTATGCTTTTGGTTCAGCTTTTGGAAGCTCTCTTGAGATTTTAGAGAAATCAGGAGTTTTAGCTTCAAGAGCTTTAATCATTGACTGAGCTTTATTGTTGTCGATTTTACTTGCAAGTAAATCAGCAACGATTGCATCTTTAGATGTTTTAGTAACACGAGTATGCTCTTTACGAATAGACTCAGCTTGACGTGATAAACGCTTAAGCATTTTACCATCAGTACCTTTGATACCTTTACCAGATTTATCTTCATAGAAGAAGTCAGCAGTTGCAGGTAAGAATTTGTCAGACACTTGACACATAATCTCAATAACTTTACCACTTGGGTCAGTTTTAGTAACAGTAGCTAAATCAACATGTTGACCAGCAGTTTTAGGCTTAAGAAGACCATCAAGAGCCTCTACTAATGCTTTTGGAGCTTTATGAGTCTCACAAAGTCCCATTACGTTTGCGTGAATTTCTTTTTTAGTTGCCATTTTATTTTCCTTTGGCTAATTTTGAAATACGTTTCCGTCTTTCGTTACTAATATTATATCGTTTTAACATTAAACGAATATTAGACGAAAATCTCAATACGGATAAATTTTGCAATATTATATTAAACTATTAATATATAATAAAAGTCTCATATAGGAGAGATATGGGCGTTTAAAACTGTATATCTTCTCCCTCAATTTCATCGGTTTTTATTTCTTTAACTAAGGTTATATCAAAGATATCAGAAACAAAGTTAAAGCCTTTTTCTGATGTACACCACTTTTTAGGAACCCAAAACTTACCGTCAAGATGTTGGCATAAATTTGCGCCATCAGTTTTATATAGTATCGGATACATTGTATAATAATTATGACCACTAAAATGCCGAAAGCGTTTAGTATCTCCCATTTTAGGGAGCTTGGGTCTAATAATCTTGACAGAGGTAGTATTCACTACTATTTTAAGTGTTTTAGCAGTTTCAATACAAGTACCAAAATGATGCTGAACTTAACTAGCTAGTTGCTCATCCATATCGTATCCTTACTACGTGACATACCTACATAAGTTAGCTTCATGCGTTCTTGCAGGTCTTTACAGATAGCTATATCTTTGCTATCAACATATACATGCTTAGCTTCAGAGCCTTGCGATTTGTGAACTGTCATACAGTGGTCAAAGTCAATGATACAAGTAAAGTCATTAATAGCTTTATATTCTCTGTATTCCTTTCTTGAACCTTTAGTACTTTTATTAGCTTCAACTAATGCTTTACCTAATTTCTCTCTTTGAAGTTTATTCTGATAAGAGCCGAAAATCCCAGGAATACAAGAACCATCATCAAAGTGAAAGAACTTAATATATTTACAAGTAGTTAAGAACTGTAATGGACTATATTTAGTATCTTCTGTAATCTCACCATTCGGTGTTAATACTTTGTCTACTTCAGGCTTATCAGTGATTTTAACTAAGGTCTTAGATTCTCTTAAAGTAGTGACATAAACTATATCACCTTTTATAGGGGTCTTATATCCTTGTATCTTTGCATTATGTTCTTCAACGGCTTTATTGGTATACGCATACATCTTCTTATCTTCGCAAGTATCTTCAAGATATAGCTTATCAATATCAATACCTCTATGAAAGTGCTCATTAGCTTCAAGATATGCGATAGGTCTAGTACCTTCAATCATTTCCACCAATTTAGCTAGTGGCTCTGCAATAGACGTTGATGTACGGTGAATAACATTAAGCTTAACCCAGAAAGGTCCACCTGGTCTTGGGGCTGTAGGGCCTTTGATAGGACTTAGCTGATTTAGGTCTCCAACATAAATAACCTTAATAGGGTCAATAACCTCTTTTGTTGCTTCTGAGAGAGATGTATCACAATCAGCACAAAAGAGCACATCTTCACTAACATCTCTACCGCAGTTACAAATTAACGACTCTAATAGTAGTTCATCTTGGAGCTCCCCAATACTCATATAGTCATCATCACCAACAAAAGAAAATTCATCAACAACTAAAACTTGTAAATGTTCTGGTTTACCCATTTGATGGTTAGTCATAATACTTTTAATATGCTTAGCTTTCTCATTAATACCCGGTCGTTTCTTTAACCAGCTATGTAATGTTTTAACAGGAGAAGAGTCTGGTAGTTTCTTAGCTATTATCTCCTTAGCTTGATGAGTATAAGCAACAACTAAATAGTTTACTTTAGTTTCTTCAAACCAATCAATAACTGCTCGTAATTCTGTAGACTTGCCAGAACCTGCAGGGCCTGTTAAGAATGCTTCTAACTCAACATCTTGAGACATAAAGTCTTTAGCCATTTTTAAAACTTCTGGATTTAGCTCAGCCATTAGGTTTCTCTGATAGTTTTAAGTTAGCTAGGCGGCTTTGCTCTTTATTACCGATAATAGTAATAAAAGAATCTAAAGCTATCTCTAACTTCATAAACTGTGTTCTTATCTGTAGCTCTTCACTAGCTTTATGGCTAGCTGCTATAATTGCTTGAGTGTGCATTTATTGTCCAATCTTATTGAGCCAAAATGTGCCATCTGAAGCTAATAATAACATAGCAAACCAGAAACTAATATGCCCTAACCATGCTAATGGCATATCCCACTTATCATCTAGTATATCAAATTTCATTTTGTACTCCTTATTTTATTTATCCCTTGAAAGAGATAAGCCAACACTCCGAAGAGTGCTAGTTATTTCTTCTTTTTGGTTCGCTTTGCACGCTTAGCTTCCATTGCTGCGATATCAGCTTTAATTGCTTTACGATCTGCTGCTGTATACTTACCTGTTTTAGTATAGTTTGCATTAGCAGTTTTTAAAGCTTTTTGCTGAGGTGTTAACTCTTTCTTTTTAGACTTTTTAGTTTGGTTACCATAATAGGCACCCATACCACCATCTGCTTGACCACGTTTAGAGACTTGAATATTCTCCTTAATATTAGCGCCGAAATTATCTTTTAAACTTTTAGGTTTTGCCATAACTTTCCCTTGATATTGTTGATTACCGTGTGGCTTAGTATGTATATTCATTACTACTAAAGCGAGTACAGCAAGCATAAATACAAGAAGTATCAGAGATGCTCCTAATAAAAACTTTTTCCACATAATCTCTCCTTGATTAATTTTATCATAATAAGATTAATCTAATATTAAATTATAATTTTACGCATAAATAGATAAAGCCGTTGGTTTCTGAATAACCTCAAGTAAAAGCTTGGACTTCTCCATTGCAAATGCTTTTGTTTGGCTCTTAGCATGTTTACGCAGCTCTAATACTTCAGTTCTTAACAGCTGTAAATCAGAAAGAGTAACAGTTAAGCTATCTGTTGAGTTATGCTCAAACCCTGCTAAGTTAATAGCCTCTAATATAGTATCTATATTATCTATTGTATTCATTTTTCTATCTCCCATTTTGGTTTAAAGTTTCTATATAATGCTTTAGTATCTAAAATATGTTTGCCAGTCTTAATGAATAGCAAAGATTTTTCAGATAGCATACTCGGCTCATGCTTTAGCAAGAAATTAACCCAAGGCTGCACTGTTGTATTATGCATCTTAGCCATGAACTTAGCTATTTGATAATCGTTTAAGTATCTAGTTAACCCATAATAAATCTCCTCATACATTTTAAGAAAGTAATATTGCCTCTTAATATTAAAGTCCTTCATTCCGATTGTTATATTATTAGCATCAACCCAAACATCTTTACCATCTTTGCGAAAAATAGGAAGTTCTGGATTAGATGTCTTATACATATAAACATTATCTGCATTTAAGCTATTCTCTAAACAAAAAGCCTCAACTGTAAGCCACCTAGAGGTATTAATATCTTTAGGTCTGTCAAACACTTTCACTCTATGCTCAGTCATTCTCTTTACTCCTTTAAACTCTGCTTTACAGTACCAACAAAGTTTATTAGATGCTACTTGTATGGTTTGGCAGTTCGGGCATTGTTTCATTGTGAGTCCTTTGACTTACATTTAGTACAAATTTCTCTAGGTGTTGTTCCTTTAACAACTTTTCTATTTACATAACATCTAGGGCAATTCATGATAATATAGACTGAATCATCCCATTCTTTAGGTCTTTCGCTTTGGTGCATAGAATACATTTCTCTTTCACATCTGCAAGGGTTGCTCTCACAATCTCCACAACCATCTCCTAATCCTATCATCTCCCACCTCCTAGTGAAAATCGGTTATTAAGCCATCTGTCTTTTTAACCATTTCTTATGGTGTGCCTTGTTGATGTAGTGTGAAGCAATTAAGCCGATTATGGCTGTTGTTGCTAGTAGCATGAAGTAAATCATTTGTTGTCCTTTATCTCAATGTAATGTTCTTCCCACTTCACATCATCTATAGAAAAGTATTCAATCCCTAGATTTTTACATAGTTTTGTATACTCAAAGTGTTTCTCTATTAAATAAGTTGTCATCTCTTATCCTTTAATCTTTCTTAAATAAGGCTCAATAGCAAGAGCCCCCGATATTATAACTTTTATTTGCTTCCTCTACTACAACATCATAAGTAATAGTGTGGACTGATGTATGCTGATATAACCCTACACACAATAGAGATAAAGCTACAATAAATGAAACTACAATTATTTTGTCTAAGCAAGTCATGATTTGTCCTTTACTTCAAACTCTGAGCAATATCTATAATCATCACTCGTTCTCTCGTGCCACCCACACCATGCAAATCCATTAGGTTCGTTATTTTCTTCTGAGCAATAGTATTCGCAGTTTTTACATACAACTGCTTTTAAATCATCAAACACTTTATTAACTTGTTGATTAGTTCTTGCCATAGCTTTATAATCATAACAGTCACTTGGTTTTAGTATATAATCATCTCTATTCATCTCTTCCTTCCCTTAATCTATTTCAATAGGCTCAACAACTATCTGACCTATCTTAGTTTCCCAGCCCTCTGGCAACTCCTTAAGTATCCACTCAGTCTTGCGGCTTCCTGTACGTACTCCACTATCATAATCTACTAAAGCATACTTAACATGCTTAATAAGCTGTAGCTTCTTCTTAATAACCTTGAGGTCTATATGGTTATCGTCAAATAGCCCAG